TTCATAGCTGGTGGATGTTTTAAGAATATCCTTTCCGGAGAAAAAGCAAAAGATATTGATATTTTCTTTGAAAGCGAAAGCGATTTTCAGGAAGCTATTGATTTGTTCAATGATGAAAAACATCAGAAAGAAGGATGGAAATTTAAATATAGAAATGAGAAGGTATGTGCGTTCCAGAAAGAGGGAGAAAAGGTATGGGTAGAGTTCATAGAGTCAGAGTTCGGAAAGCCAGAAGAGATTCTCAGGAGCTTCGACTTTACTGTGGCAAAAATGGCTTACTATAAGGAGCCTAAATACGAAGAAAAGGAAGATGATTATTTTCCATTCTCATCTGCAAGTATAGTGGCATACGAGTACAAACTACTCTATCATGAGAAATTCTTTGAACATCTTCGTATGAAGAGGCTGGTCATTGACGAAAATATTCCTTTTCCGGTAAGTACATGGGAGCGCTCATATCGGTATAAGGGATATGGTTATAATATGTGCCGGGAGACAAAGAAAAAACTTCTACAGGCTCTTAAGGGTGTAAATGTAGAAGATGAAGATGTTTCTTTGTATGCTGATGGAGGATGGGATTAATTAAAAAAAATAACAGAATATTATGAGTGCGAGTAAAGAATATAAGGCGGTAAGGAACTGCATACTAAATGAACTTCACCCTACCAAGGAAGACATAATCAAAGACATAGAACCATTATTGGAAAAGCTTGTAAAAAGGTGCATGCATAATACATACGGAGGAAACAATCAGATAGAAAATTGGATCAGATGTATGGTAAATGATGAGCTTAAACAAAGGGATTATGATTTTGTAGAAAGAATAAGTAAGGAAGTCATAAAAGATTATGTGTTGAATGAGTTGAACATAATTGTAAGACCCAAAAATGAAAGATGCGTATGTGAAAATAGAGTGCCATCAAGAGAAAATGGCTTGTATTTAATCTACAGAGACGGACACGCTGAGCTGTTTACCGGCGATAACTCCAAAGATTGTGTACGATACATCGGGTTGAAGCACGGATACATGTCATTTGCTATCTCACTGACGGAGCATGATAGCGTACAATTGCTTGACGATGATAGCCGTGAAGAATCCGGAGGTGGGACATATTACGAACGTGAATGTGATGCGCTGTTTGACATTGACGGACGCGGCAATACGGAACGCCTTGTAGCCAGAAATCCAAAGTTGAAAAATATGCTGAAAGATGGCGAGTATATACCATCTCTTAGCCAATTAAATTTAATGAACCATTATATGGACGAACTAAACAAAGCATTCGCTTATGTTTCGGCATCTCTCCTCTCCTTGGCTGGGTATTGGTCCAGTACTGAGAACAGCCAGAACTACGCGTGGTACGTGTACTTCTCCAGTGGCGGCACGCTCAGCAACAACAAGTGCTACAATTACAGGGTTCGGACGGTAATTGATTTTTAAAAAGGATTACAATGATAACATCAGTAAAAATAAAAGACAATACGAAAACTCCATTTGAATATGTTTCTGACATAGAAGCGTTTGAAAATGGCAGAGAATTTATTTTCAAGCCAGGAGTGAATGTGATTATAGGGAAAAACGGTAGTGGAAAATCAACTTTGCTTAACATCATATCAATGTATGCGTTATGCGAGAAATCCATGTGCTCTGAAATGCCGGCTGAGGCGCTGGATTTTCCACCTATATTTGATGATGACAAGGTTCTTGATGGGATTGACATATTGTCTGATTATGCAGGGAAAGTATTCCGTTTATTGCCACCGGCGGAGATGAATCGAGATAGCGTATTGAAAAATATCAGCAATTTCGATTTGTATGTGAATAATATTCGAAGATCTTATGGAGAGAAAGTGGTGTTATCATTGGAATCACTTTTCAATTTAATGTTCGGTCAAAAGGATTATACATTTCCAATACAAGATCTTGTAGAATACAAGAAAAAATCAAATGCATTTTGGATTAAAAGAATTGATGATCTGTTGAAGTATTATAAAAGAAACCGAATAACATTAGCAGAAAGCAGTTTTGAATACACGGTTCTCATGGATGAGCCAGACAGGAATCTTGACATTGACAACATAATGCAAATTTATAATGTATTGTCATTCCATAAACCACAAACACAAATTATAGCCATAATACACAATCCGGCATTGATTTACAAGTTAAGCAAATTAGATTGTGTGAATTTCATAGAGATGACAGAAGGATATCTAAAGGATGTTGTCAATTTCATAAGTGAAACAAATAAATGAAAGAGAATGAGAAAAGAACTGAAAATAATAGGATCAAGAGATCGGCACGTATTTACAGCGACATTCATTCGTTTTGGATTCAGGGATGGGTATAAAGGACCTGTAAAGACAATACTTTTACAAGACGTGTTACTCGATGATAAAATAGTAACAGATCATTTGTGGTTTGATTTGACAAAAGGATTCGAAAGCGCCGATTTATTACCAGGCGACGTGGTTGAGTTTTGTGCAAGGGTTAGTATTTACGAGAAAGGATATAAAGGATATAGGAATGACGTATTCGATAGGCCGATAGAAAAGGATTATCGATTGTCAAGACCAACAAAGATTAAAAAGATTGGGAAGAAATCAATAGATTGACATACTACCGCGAACTTTAGGTGTGGGAGTATGTCAAAGAGATGACAGAAGGGCATCTTAGTAAAACTTGTATATTTGTGTCTAATTAATTAAAGGTGAGATGAACTGGAAGAAATTCAAAGAGGAAAAACCTTCAGAGGGAGAAGAAGTGTTGGCTTATCACCCAAGTTGGATAGATGAAGATTTCAACCCAAGAGGTATAAGAATAGGGTTTTGGAATGGAGGAGACGATTTTAAATCGGCTCATTGGTGGGATTATCAAGATTGTTATATCACAATCTCTCATTGTGATTGTGATGATAATTCTCTTTTCAGTGATAGAATAAAAAACAGCATAGAGCCAGAGTTATGGATATCACTTGATGTTATTACAAATTACTTACCTGATATAAAACAAAATCACTTATCACAATGAGCTATTTTATATTAATGGGAAGAAGAATCCCCAAGCAAGCCATAACAGGCTTCAAATTTCAAAATGAAACAGATAACATTCGTCCTTTTCTGTCAATCAGGATAAGGGGAAAGGACGAAATTATACCTTTCAAAGATAAAAAGGAGATACAGTCCGTAAAAGCGCATCTGTGTTCTATCTTCTCCGGATTTGTAAAAATAGGCGACTGGTATCTCAAGATGTCGGAAGTTAAGGAATATAAGCCGGTGACCGCCGAAGACATGAACCCCTACATCTTGTTTAAGACATCTAAGTTCGGAAACATAAAAGTTCGTTTCCCGAAAGATGAAGATATGGATGCAGAATTATTGGTGTTAGATCAACTTTTTGATGTAGAATGAATTATTGATCATATTTTAGAAATCATGACCTGGAAAGAATTAAAAGACAAAATATCCCTTATGACAGAAGAAGAGCAACGACAAGAAGTTGCAGTATGGGGAGAAAATATGAATCTAATGAAAGATTGTTCCTTGGAGAAAACAGACGAGGATATGTACTACAACTCTGAATGGGATTATACTTGTGAAGAGAGTGAATTGGAACCGGAAGACAAGAATGACCCTGATGTACATAAGGTATATGAAGCAGGAATGTATTATATTTATTCGAATTGATTTTAAAAAGATCTGATTATGGCAGCATTAACAACACTAAATATAACGGAAAAGAACGCTAATAACAGTTTGTCCGTAACTGTTAAAGTGAATGTCACCAAAGAAGGAGTGTTTACCACTACATTGTCAAAAGAAGATGTGGATAAGATTCATTCTTATAGGATCAAATTACCTACAAACAGATTAGGCAACGAAGGATATTTCAATAGTATAGCACTTTCTGATTTGGAAAGTCAAATCAGGGAAGTTCTGAAGAGATGTTTAAGTTATAAAATAGTAGAAGAAGTGCCTGTTATTAAGTATCAACTGGAAACGAATTGCATATTTTCATATGACAAAAAATGGAAATATTGTCCCTAATATCTCTAAAGAATGGACAGGAGGTGATGAAAACGGGAAATGGAGAGATGGAACCTCTCGTTTAGATGCCTTAAACACCCAACCTTTCGGTTTTAGTGTTTATGCAAAACCATTTCTAAAAAGAGTAATTGAATATGGTAATGGAGAGACAAAAGTAGAATACGACAGGTTAAATACAGAAAAAGGAACTTATGCGCACTGGCTGAATTATGTAACATGCATATCATACAATCGACATAAGCCGGTAATGGAAGTGGAATGCAACGAATGCACCTCAAAATTATTCGTTGATATGATCAAATCTATTTGTAAGATAAGTGAACAAGTCAAGAGTTTTATCAATCCAGAACAAATAAAAGCAATTGCGGAGTCAAATGAACCGATTTTGCTTTTATCTAACAACTGAAAAATCATGAGGTATGTATGTGTTTTTATCTGCTTTCTGTTATGACTTATTTTTACGTTGTTATTATCATTCACTGTCATAGGATTGGTTATAAGCGTGAGTGATGAATGGCAGGAAATGGGTGACAAAATAATAGATAAACTTTAATAAAATATGAATAAGAATATAATCAACAACGCTCAACTTTTAGAGATTAAAACTAAGATTAGACAACTTGGAGCAATGATGAATGCATATCAATGCAGGTTTGTGGTTTCTTCGGGTCAATTGTTTTTTGTGGATGACGAATATGCTGGAACGGTTAAACTGACTAATCTTGATAATGGAGAATCTAACATATCATTCCCTTCATGTGACGATGGATTGACAATCAATCCAGCCGATAAGCATATTAAATAATTTCAAAACTAAAAATATTTAAATTAATTAAACAATAATAAGACATGAAACAAGATATAGAATATGCTGTTCCTCTTTTTAAAGCTGGTGCAGAATGGCGCATTAACAGCGTATGGCACAAACCGAGTGACATAGCTGAACCAGGAAAGGATTGTTTGGTTGAACACATGGATATAGACGGAAATGTCTGCATTTGTATTGATTGGCGTTCTGAATATGAATGGATAAAATCTTGCCATTACAACAAGATTTTGCGTTGGGCATACATCAAAGATTTATTACCTTAAAACAAGATAAACAATATGGAAAGCGAAAAGAAGAAAATATGAAAGGTTATGACTGACAGAGAACTTCTTGAAGAAAACAATAAGATGTTAAAGGAAATTCTAAGTTTTGTGAGAAAAGTTGATTCTGCTGAATACAGGGATCATCAAGACTTTATGGAATTTC